GGTCGGCGTACGACTACGACAACGGCTCGACGCTGGTGGTGGGCGGGCTCGACAACCCCGACCGCATCATGAGCACCGAGTACGACCTGATCGCGGCGTTTGAGGCCACCGAGTTGAGCGAGGACGATTGGGAGAAGTTGACCACGCGCCTCCGCAACGGCAAGGGCCCGTATCACCAGATCATCGCGGACTGCAACCCCTCGGCACCGTCGCACTGGCTCAAGCGGCGGGCCGACCGCGGACAGATGGCCGTCTACGAGTCGCGGCACAAGGACAACCCGATGCTCTGGGACGAGGCCAAGGGCGATTGGACGCAGGCGGGCCAGAAGTACATTGCCACGCTGCAGTCGCTGAGCGGGCATCGCCGTGCCCGGCTGCTTGACGGACGTTGGGCCGCGGCCGAGGGTCTGGTCTACCCCGAGTTCGACCCGACCATCCACGTGGTCAAGGCCATGCCGCCGGGCTGGGAGTCATGGCCCAAGATCCGCAGCATCGACTTCGGGTACGTCCACCCGTTCGTCTGTCAGTGGTGGGCGATCGACGGCGACGGCCGCATGTACCTGTACCGCGAGGTGTACCGGTCGAAGCGGACGGTCGCCGACCACGCGAGGCAGATCGTCGCCCTGTCCGCGGGCGAGACGTACCTGGCGACCGTGACCGACCACGACGCCGAGGACCGGGCCACGCTCGCGTCGGCAGGCATCCAGACCGTGGCGGCGAACAAGGACCACCGGACGGGCCGCGACTCGGTGCACGGGCGGCTGCGGGTGCAGGGCGACGGGCGGCCACGGCTGTACCTGCTCGACGGCTGCACGGTCGAGACGGACGCGGACCTGTACAACGCCAAGCGGCCGACCTCGACGCTGGCTGAGTTCGACGCGTACTGCTACCCGCCTGGTCAGGACGGCAAGGCGGCCAAGGAAGAGCCGATCAAGGCCAACGACGACGGCCTCGACGCGCTGCGGTACGCGTGCATGTACTTCGACGGGCCCAAGGCGTCGATGGGCGCATGGGTCGGGCGTGTCGCCGACGCGGGTACACTGGACGAGGCAACAGACACACGCGGCTGGGCATGACCACCATGGCAAAGCGAACCACCAAGAAGGCGATTGAACCCGACCAGCGCGAGATTCCCGGCGCGTGGGTGTCGGCATCGCTCATCCCGGGCGAGTCGTCGACCTCGTACAACAACCAGAACACGGGGCGCGACTACGAACTCGTGACTCGCGGCATCACGGGCACGGCCTACCGGGCGGCGACGATCAACGCCACGGTGTTGTCGGGCCAGACCTTGCGGCTGTTCCGCAAGACCGGCACGGGCATCGCCAAGGCCGGACGCAAGGTGGTCGATAAGCGGATCGTCAAGCACGCGACCAACCGCGGGCGGGTCAAGTCGCTCATCGGCAAGGCGGCCACGTACGCCAACCGGGCGGGCGACGAGGTCGAGGAGGTGCTCGACCACCCGGTGCTCGACCTGCTGCAGAACCCCGATCCGATCTACACCGGCAGCATGTGGCTGCACATGCTGTTCTGGTTCAAGGAGGTGTCGGGACGCTCGTACCTTTACGTGGGCGAGAAGGTCAACGGCGTGCCGGTGTCGGCGTACATCTTGCCCAGCCAGTTTGCATGGCCGATGCTCAGCGACACGGGCTTCATTGCCGGGTACTACTACGGCAGGAATCGGTCGGACCCGATGCGGATCGCGGCCGAGGACGTTGTGTACCTGCGGCAGCACGGCAGCCCGGTGCACCCCGCCGGCGGCATGTCGTGGCTGTTCAGCGTCATGGCCGAGACTGACATGGAAGCCGCGGCCCTCCAGGCTGAGGCCCAGCGGTGGCTCAACGGCGGCATGCCGGGCATGGTGTTCAAGGCGGCCCCGACCACGACCGACGCCCAGATGCGGCAAATCAACGCGCACCTGAACCAGAGCACTAGGGGCGTCGGCAAAGCCGGCTCGATCCTGCTGCTCCGCGACACGGAGTTGATTCAGTACGGCACGAAGCCCCACGAGATGCAGTACGTCGAGGGCATCACCACGACGGAGAAGCGGATCTACGACGCGGCGGGCATCCCCGAGCCGATCTACCGACTCAACTCGGCCAACCTCGCGTCGGCGACGGTGGCGAACGCTCAGTACATGCGGTACACGATCGCCCCGCGGCTGGCGACGCTGGCAGGCGAACTGACCGAACTGTTGCTTCCCTACTACGGCGTCGAACCCGGCGACATGTGGTTCTGCTTCGACGACCCGACGCAGGACGACCAGATTGCGTTGGCGACGGAACTGCGGGCGGCCGAGGCGCAGGGCATCATCACGCCCAACGAGTACCGCGCGGTGATGGACCTTGAGGCGCTGCCGGACGAGGCGAACCTCATGCGGTACCGCCAGACCGAGGCGCCGGCCCCGATGGGCATCTTCGGCGGCGGCATGCCGACCCCGGCGAAGGCCGAGGACATGCCCAGCGAGGACGTGGGCGAGGCGTCGGTGGACGTTGAGGCCCCGAGCGTCGATGAGGACGCGACCCCCGAAGACAACCCCGAAGTCACCCCCGAAGACGCCCCCGAAGTCGAGGCCAAGTCGATGGCGACCAAGCCATGCGACCGACCCCGCGTTCCCCGCAAGTACAAGGCCGCGACGCTGTGGGACGAGGCGACCGGCGTGCCGACCGTGGGCAGTTCGCTGTTCCGCCGATTCCTGTCGGCGTTGACCGGCTGGTACACGACGGCCGTGCCGAGCATGATCGACGACACCGGCATCGTGCAGATGCCTGACAACGCCGCCATCGAGGACCTGAACAAGATCGCCGACCGGTTCGTCGCCGACATGCTGCGGACGGGTGCGATGGACGGCCTCGCCAAGATCGGCATGGACCCCGACGACGGCGCGTTCAACGTCGCCAGCGAGACGGCCATGTCGTACGTCCGCAACCGCGGCCTCGAACTGGCCAAGACGATCCCCGAAACGCTCAAGGGCCACGTGGCTGTCGCCATCGAGAAGCAACTGGCCGCGGGCACCAGCATCGCCGACCTGCGCGACGCGATCAAAGAGGCGGCCCCGGACCTGACGGAGTGGCAAGCCGTCCGCATCGCCCGCACCGAGACGGCCATGGCGTACTGCGAGGGCAACCGCCAAGCATGGGAACAGCAAGGCGTGGCGACCAAGGCGTGGAGCGTCGCGGGCGGCCCGTGCCCCATCTGCGAGGGCATCGGCGAGGCCTACCCCAACGACATTCCGATTGGCGAAGCGTTCTCCACGGGCAGCGGCTCGTGGCAGGCCCCGCCCGCACACCCGAATTGCCGGTGCGACCTGCTGCCCGGCGTGGAGTACGTTGACGATGAAGACTGAACGAGCGAGCGAGATGGTGCAGGCGATCCGCCGGCGAGCCATCGCCACGGGCGTCATGACCAAGGCGGACAACCCCATCGGCGTGATGGCCGGCAAGCAGGCGTACCACGCCAAGGCCAAAGTGAAGCAGGCCGCGGGGCAGCCGCTGGAGGTCATCTGCTACGCCTCGACGGCGGCGGTCGACCTGGAGCAGGAGGTGGTGTTGCCCAGCGGCTGCGACATGCAGACCTACCTGGGCGTGAACCGCAACCTGTTTGTCGACCACAACTACGACGTGTGCTCGGCCGTGGCCACGGTTCGGAGCATGTCGCTCACCCCGTCGGGCTGGCTGTGCCACGGGGTGTTCCATGACGACATGACCAACCCCTACGTGCGGGCATGCGTGGCCCTCGCCAAGGCGGGCACGCTGGCCATGTCCATCGGCTTCGAGGCCCTCGAGTGGGGTGCTCCGACAGCCGCCGAGACCGTGGCGTACCCCGGCATCGAGTCGATCGTCCGCCGGTGCAAGGTGCTCGAGGTGTCGTACACCGCCCTGCCCATGAACGTGACGTGCCGCATGGTGTCGGGCGGCGGGCGCGACATGGCGGCCAGCGACAAAAGCCGCAAGGCCCTGCTTGAGGCCAAGGTGCCCGACCGCGTGATGGCCGACTTCGGGGTGCGGGCCGTGCGGACCATCGTCCTGCGGTGACGCGGGTACACTGACGACGCATTCCCTCCTTCTCCCTGCCAGCGATGCGACGGCACACTGGCGGGTTTCAACCGAATACACCTGCACACGGCAGGTATCGCACGCCGGCCCGAGTGTTTCGCGCCGCGTGCCGTGCCGAGTCCGAGCAGAGAGCCCCATGTTTGCGGCCACGCCGCGAAAGGTTCTCATGCTCACTCGCAAGACTCTCATCGACTCGCTCAAGGCCAACGGCCTGACCGGCGACGTCACCATCGACTCCGCCAAGGCGTATATCGCCAAGTTGGACGCCGAAGGCATCAAGTTCACCGACGCCGACGGCGCTGCCATCGACGTTGACTCCGTGTGGTCCACGTTCTCCGCCGTCAAGGTCGCCGACGACGTGGCCAGCGTCAAGGGCAGCAAGGCCCCGCACGCGGCCATTGCCGACAGCGACGAGCCCGTCAGCGGCGGCACCCCGCAGCGGTTCAGCATCGGCAACAACGTCAAGAAGGCGTACGCCGCAAAGATCAAGTCCGGCCGCGCCGTGTTCCATGACGCCGACCAGGCCGAGGCCTTTGGCTCTTGGGCCCGCCTCGCCCTCCTCGGCACCTACGACTACGGCTCCCAGAAGCGGGCCGACATCGACATCTGCCGCAAGGCGCAGGTGGAGTTCAACAACCAGTTGGGCGGCGCGCTCGTCCCCATCGAGTTCCTCCCGAACCTCGTGTTCCTCACCGAACAGTACGGCATCGCCCGCAAAATGGCGAACGTGGTGCCAATGTCCCGCGACGTCATGACGGTGCCCCGCAAGACGGGTCTCGCGTCGATGGTCCCCGTGGCCGAAACCGGCACGATGACCCCGGCGGACAACTCGTACAACAACGTCACCCTGACGGCCAAGAAGTACGGCGTGCTGTACCAGATCAGCCGCGAACTGATGGCCGACTCGGCCGTGAACATCGCCGACGACGTTGCCCGCAGCATCGCCGAATCGCAGGCGATCGCGGAGGACAACGCCTACTTCCTCGGCGACGGCACCTCGACCTACGCCAACCAGTCGGGCCTGACTGTCGCCCTGCCTTCCAGCGCGTACCTGACCGGCGTGGCGTGGGGCACGCTGGCTGTTTCCGACTTCACGACGGCGATGGGTCGCGTTGAGAACGTCAACCCGGCTCGCCTCGCGTTCGTGTGCAGCCGTCAGTTCTTCGCCCAGGTCATGCTCAAGGTGGACAAGACCGCCAACCAGTTCAAGGAACTGACCATGGGCGGCCTCGGCGGCGACGCGACGTTCCTCGGCTACCCCGTGTTCTTCTCGCAGGTCATGCCGAAGGCCACCGGCAGCAGCGTCAAGTCGTGCTACTTCGGCGACTTCACGGGCGCGACCATGCTGGGCGATCGTCGCCAGTTGGAGATTCAGACCTCCGACCAGTTCTACTTCAACAACGACAGCATCGCCGTCCGCGGCACCAGCCGCTTCTGCGTGGACATTCACGGCGACGGCCGCGGGTCGACCTACGGCCCCATCGTCTGCATCCAGGGCGCCTGATAGACGCCACAACGAAAGGAACCTGACTCATGAACGTTCTCCTCAACTCGTACATCAAGGGCGGCACCTCGACCGGTGGCCCCCTCGACATCAACGGCACGACCAACAGCGGCGTTGCCTTCGACCTGACCTCCCTTGGCGGTCTGGGCGAAGCGGCGGCCATCGTCACCATCGGCAACATCGCGGCCGACGCGACGGCGCTCAAGGTCCA